AAAATATCATAAACCAATGATATTTATATTTGGTTTTCAAATTGATTTTTTATATCTTTGCAAAGAAATGGAAGGCCATCAAAAGTGAATGAGGAACACTTTTGATAATAAGGAAGAAAAACCTTTTCAAATTGATTGGGAACGAACTTGGGGAGGTTTGTTCCCATTTTATTTTTTTCTAAAAATAATTTGTATTTTATTTGGCTAATTCAGATTTTTTTCGTACCTTTGCATCACGAAACAAATAAAAGATATAGATATGAGTAATAGTAAGGTACGTAAGGCATTGGAAGCACAAGCCATTGCCAATTATGCCAAAGACAAGGCAAATAAGGTATATTCAATGTATCAGAAGAATGAGAATCTGCTCACCAACTATCAGATGTGCAAGGCATATTTCAAGGATAGCGGTGCAAGCATCATTGGCATCGTGGAGAGCATTCTCAAAGAGAAATATAATCTTCCTTGGCAGTTGAAGTTTATACGTAGGGCAACACAAGAAGCAAGGGGCAAAACCAACGCGCAGATTGTTATTCCTCAGTTCAAATATGACGAACGTGTAAACGACATTCTTTCAAAGTATGTGAAGAAAAACTTTGAGAAAATGATTGCTGACCAGAAGAAGAATAGCGCATATCCTTTTATGTTTAGGGATTTGATTGAGAAACATTCATAATCTATTCTTTTTGTTTTGAGTGGGTGCGATTTTTTCGAATTGCATCCACTTTTTTATTAAAATGTGTTAACAAATTTGGCTATATCAAGTTTTTTTCGTACCTTTGCAACGTAAACAAAAAGGAGATAAAGAATATGGAAAAAAACATTTTGAAGAACGGAGAGTTGAACACAATCAACGCAAAGTATGTGGCAATTGGCACAAAGGAAATTGAGAATTGGACTGATGGTGAGCCTTTTGTTATTGCTCTTGATACAGAGGATGACTTTGACGCAAATGGCTTCGACTATAAGGACTACAAGGATATGAAGGTGGGAGAGACAAGGGATTCTTGCTCTGTCTATGATGGTATTTTAGTAATTCGTATTCGTTAAGCATTAAAAGCCAATTAGGAATTATGACATTACAAGAAATCAGAGAAATAGTAACAAGTGAGTTTACAAAAAAGTATCGTGTAAACCTTATTAGTGGCGGTTCAAAAGTTGTTCGCTTGTGGCTACATGAAGATGGACGCATTTGCGCTATCGGCAAAGGTAGAAGACATTACGGGCATGAGTTAATATCGTGGCAAGACCATTATGAAGATTGGGCGACACTGAAACTTGTGGAACACAAGGGAACGGACAGAGTAAGTCTTGTAAGGAGAAGAGCCAAAGACGCAGTTAAATACCTTGCACAGAGTGGCTTTTGGCCAGATATTAGAAAAGGAATTGAGTATTTCTTGTCGGATGAAAGCCTTATAGAGGAATTTTGCAAGGATATGGCAGAAGATAGTTATGAAAAGTTCTATGAGGAGTGCCGAGAGGGTGGAAAATACGAATGGTGTCCTTGCCATCAAGTTTTTGAGAGTTTCTACAACAAACAATGTTGGAAGTCTATCGCCTATGACAAATGGAATAGAAAACACTATAATGCAGACGTTGAAAAGGCAATAGCCGATAAGAAGAATTATCACAGACGTTGGACTAATGGTTATGACAACACGCTTGAAATAACGTTTAATGACGATTATCCAAGGGGATGGTATTCTGAAGAATATAGAGGGTGCGGAAATGGGCATTATTACCTTTTATTTGATGCAACACACGCTATTTTCTATGAGGACGATTAAAAAATGTTAAAGGGAGATTTTTTCTCCCTTTTCATTTGGTCAATTCAAAATAATTTCGTACCTTTGCATCACGAAACGATTAAAAACAGAAAGATTATGGATTACGAAATGAAAAAAGTAGCAGTACCGAGTGATGTTAGAACTTGTAAGGAAATGGCTAACTATATCCTTATGCTGCTGAAAGGAACAAAAGCACCAGAGCGAGTAGGTGGCACAACGTACATCACAGAAAGGCTGCGTCAGTTTTATACATGGGGCGCAAAGTCATTCATGCTCATCGGCTCAACAGATGGCTGCTATGGCTTGCAGTTCAAGGTCACTGGATTGAAACATCGTGGACGTGTAAGAGTTTATTATAATCCAGCAAGTGATTACTTTGATGTTGAACTGCTCCGTGACCGCAAGGATGCACTTGTATGGGGCTGTGAAGATATTGATTTTGAACAACTGCATAACGTATTGCATCAGCATATAGAAAGAACTGACGATGTAGAAGTATAAAAATATAAGGAGAAATAACCTCGTATAAGGGTAAGAGAGCAGGTCGTTTTACGCACAAATGCGCAGTTGTGTAAGAGGTTGGCAGTAACAACTCCACCACTAATTAGTTTCTCCTTTTGCTTATAGCAAGGTTGCGTTGAAAGATGGGATTGGGTAGCCATCGCAAAGAGAGGATAAGGATTGCCCACACAAGAAATCAAACCCCTCATAACCTTGTTAATTTTTTTCTCATTCTTTTCTCCTTTTGAACCCCAAATGTTAAGGTTAGTTAAAAACCTGACATTTTGGGGTTTTTTATTTGGCCAATCCAATTTTTTTTCGTACCTTTGCAATGTGATAGGGAAAAAGCATACAAGCAGCCGATTCACCCCCATTAAGATATTCTTGGTGGGGAACGATTTAAAAAGGAGATAAAGATTATGAGTGTAAAAAGTGGTCACAAGACAAGCAGAGAGCCGTTAGGCATCTATAATGGCTATCGCATTATTAAGGTAACGGAGATTGAGTATGAGCGCAGTATCTTCGACCCATCACGTTATTCTAACTGGCCAAAGAGCAAAAAAGTTCATTACGATTTCTGCAAAGAGGGTAACGAGAAAAAGCCATCGCAGCACTATGGCGCATGGGCAAGCAACATCAAGGAGTGCAAGGAGTGTATTGATAATTTCATCAAAGACGATTCTATCTATTTCACTGCCGAGGAACGGCAAAAATATGTCAAAAAACCCAACGAAAAGTGCGATTATGCCTATGGCTATGATAGCCTTATGAAGTTGCTTAAAGAGCACCAAAAGGCTGACAAGCGCATTAAAATCTTGCTCGAAGATAGATTGGTTGACGCTAATTTCCATTCAGAAGCAGGTTTGCTTGCCGAGGGCAAATATGACGAGTTCATTGAATTGGTGAAAAAGACCTACAAGTTCAATGAGAAGTTTGAGGTTTACACCGCTACGGAGTGCAAGCGCATCAAAGACCCAAAGCAGTTTGAAGATGGTTTGGCAAAAGTGATTGGTGATTACCTTGTAAGCCAAGGGGTAAAAGATACATCTGTAAATGTAAGGTTTATAGAAGATTGGTAAAGTCTGTGAAGATGTGTAGCCAAAAGAGTTGAATTTGTGAAAGTTTGTTAAATGGGAGAGTTTTTAATAAAATTTCTCCCATTTTATTTTGCCAGTTCAAAATAATTTCGTACCTTTGCATTACAAAACAATTAATAAACAAATAATAAATTATGGCAGTAGATAGAAGAACAGCAGACCAAGTGTATGCAGACAGACAACGTGAATTACGTTTAAAAGGTTGGAGCAACAATGACGCATATCGTCAGATGCAACATGAGTTCAATGGGTTAATGAATATCTAAATTATTAATAAAAACAAAAAGAAAATTTATGAAGAAAGTATTATGGCTTATTGTCTGCCTTATGACAATGGTAATCGGTCTGTCAAGTTGCTCAAAAGACGATGATGTTTCAAGCAACGATTATAAATCTCTAATAGTTGGCACATGGGAAGTTACCCATGTAGATGGAATCGTTGATTTAAGTAACGACATACCGCAATTGCAAGATGTACGCATCAACAAATCGTTTACTGATACAGAAACATCAAACGATTGGATTGATGAGCAGATAAATGATTTTCATGTAAGAATGCAATTCAGTAACATTAATAATTCTGTATCGGTGTTTTATTATCATAGCCATAAATGGGATTATAAAAACTATGATAGATTACTTTATTACATACAAGGAAATAGGCTTGTTATGTATGATACAGAAGAATGGGTTGGTGATGAAGATTATATTGAAAACTCTTATGAGATAGTATTACTCACTGAAAACTACATGAAGTTGCATTTGAGCGGTGAAAACTCTAAAAGGGCAAGGGAGCATGGTAAATCGCATCAATATATTACGTATGAGTTAAAAAGAATTGGTATTTAACTAAAATATGTTAAAAAATCTGGATTGATTTGGCCAGTTCAGATTTTTTTCGTACCTTTGCATTACAATAAGAATAGGAGATAAGATTATGATGTTCAACAACAAATTCAATTCAGACGGAACTATTCACTTTGATGTGAATGAATGGACGAACACAGACCCAGATGAAGGTCAGTTCTGCCGCAAGATTAGCGACACGGAGTTTGAGTATATCCAAATTAAGGATATGACAGACAAGCCTCATAGCAAACGTTTGCTTGAAGTCCTTAATGACAAGACCACAATCAAGGATTGGTATCAAGACGAGATTGACGTTAATGACTATGATTCAGACCAAATAGGTAGTTATGTTTCTGCTTATGGCGGTGACGAGTTCTTAGGTGATTCAGAGGGAGCAGAGCGCAACCAACTGATTGTTGAGTGTATTTTTGAAACAGATTTACTTTGTGGTGACTATGACTGAAAAAAAGATAAATCACATTTATTTTGTAGATGGCGGCGACAACACAAAAGACACAATTTGTGCTTTTGAGGAGCACATTGATATGCGTCATAAGGATTGTGTCAGCACCATTACAGAGAAATTAAAAGAAGTGTTTCAAGGCAATGTGTTTATGTGTGAACACGCAAAAGAAATTGCAGAGCAGATTGCCTATTGTGAATACGCTGTTCTTGACCAATATGATTTTGGTGTTGAGGTAATAACTCTTTTTGAGTGTTAAAAACCCTTAAAATATTTGGTGGTGTGGAGATAATTTCGTATCTTTGCACCATCAAACAACAAATAAAAAGGAGATAAAGATATGGGTAAGAAGTTTACAAGTGAAAAAGCACCAGAGGTAGTCTATGAAGTTGTAGACGAAAAATGGCTTGATAATGACACTTATGTTGTAGTTTTTAATGATATGAAAGACGCTGATGGTCTCACCTATCATCTTGAAGTCGAATACCATAAGGACGAGGATAAGATTACATATACAAGGGTATATAGTTTTGACATCGTTGAGGCTTTCAAACTTGTTTCTCCGTGCTTTAGAAAGCAGATTGAGGAATATATATTGCAGCAAGTTGGTGTGTTGCGAGAGGGAAGTTTCGTTACAGAACAAGAAGTTGTCACATGGCTGAAACTTGATGTTCCCCAAGACACATCTGTAGGGGAGTTGCGTGAGTTCCTTAATTCATTGAAGTTTGAAGCGGTGCATACAATGACACCGAGAGACGAGAAGATTAAGGTTTTATCTATTAAAACTGCAAAAAGGCAAGTATAATAAATTAAAACAGAATAAAACTATGGCAAAGGAATTAGAGAAGATGCGTGAAATTCGCATTCAGCAGAAGAACATTCGTATCTCTTTGAAGAAGCGTGAGGAACAGAACAAGGCATTACGTGCCAAGATTACGCCCATTTGGGCTGACCCTTGCAAGGAGTACGAAGTGTACCAACTCTCCAAAGAACTTATCAAGGGTAGGGAAAAAACAAATAACTATCAGAAGTTGCTGCGTGAGTTCAAGGTTAATCTGCGAGAGACCAATCGGTCTTATGACCTTAATGCAAAGGGTTAAATGTTAAATATTGTAAATAACTGGAAGAAATTGGGTTAATCATTTGGTTAATCCAATTTTTTTTCGTACCTTTGCATCAGAATTAAAACAAAAAAGATAAAGATTATGGTAAAGATTGCAATGTATAAGCACGATAATGGGTCATTACTCGTTATTTGGAAGACTCCAAAAGAAAACCTTATTGGCGAGGTATTTAACAATGGAGTTGAGAAACGTGGGAAGTGGGATAGCAGAGCCACATTCAGCGCTAACGATGGTGACGCGACAGAATATAGGGTAAAAGAGTATTTCGGCTTCAGTACATCAAATTCAATAGCATATTGGAAACGTTGGGCATGAAAGATAAAATAACCGCAGAAGCATTAAAACAAAGTTTTAGGGGATATGCCAAAGAGCATTTGGATAGCACTCTAAGGCTTACTATTGAAAATGCAAAAGATTATAAGCATCTTGATATTGATGCTTGCATAGATGATTTCTTGGAAACAATATCAAAAGTTGCGCTTGTAAAAACGCCTACTGATAAGTTGTTTAGGTCATTCTATGTACTCTATTCAGAGAAGTTTAGATATGAACGTTTTTTAACAAAATAGGATATGGAAGAATGGAAGCAAATAACGTTTGCGCCTAAGTATGAGGTGTCAAATTATGGGAATATTCGGAATGCCAAGACAAAGAAAGTTCTTAAACCGAGAGCACCGAGATTGTGTCATGGTCAGTTGACTATATTTCTATGTTGTGGGATATGGGGCAAAGAGCAACACACCATTTCACAGATTGTTTATAACCATTGGTGTCTCAAAGATGGAGAAAAACCTACCTATTATGGTAATAATGGGTATAAAGTTAAAAACAACCGCATTGGTCATTATGATGGCGATATTACCAATAACAGAATGGAAAATCTTTATAGATATTAAAAAAAGTTGGATTGATATTTGGTCAATCCAATTTTTTTTCGTACCTTTGCATTGTAAAACAAAAAGAGATAAAGATATGGCAAATTTAACGAGAGTAGGAACAAAAGGTCTTGAACTGACGAGAGAAGAAGTAATAGACCTTACGTACAAGGTACAAGGCATTATCCGTAAAGCACAATGCCGTGAAGTGAATTGTGACATTCTTGATATGCTTGACCATGTGTCAAGTGAACTTAGTGCGATTGATGCTGAAATTACAGAAATTTTAGAAGAAGATGAATAAGGCAGAAAAAAACATCAGAATGACAGAAATTCTCTGTTTGGTTGCGGTGATTGCGTTTGGCGAGGACAACGGCACTGCATTTGAGTTTACTCCCACGTTACCATCCATTTTTGACGATGGCCTTGACATTGATGGTATCTCCTATAATGCTAGCCTTTTGAAGGTGGAGACAAGTGACAAGGGTCTTGTGTGTTGGTTCATAGATAAAGAAAATGATAAAACGTTCTTTGTCACCTTGCATAGCCTATTAGAATACAATCCGCTTTTGTATTCTGCAATCGTCTCTCACATATTTACACTGATTGAATATGTTGATTGTTAAAGGACGTTAAAAAAATGCTAAAGATTTGGTTAATTCAATTATTTTTCATATCTTTGCATTGTCTTTGAAACGATAGACATTGAGACATTAAGTAAGGTTCAAAGGTTGAAACAAAACCTAAAACTTATAGCGATAAGTACCTTATTTACAAGATACTTGGTTGCGGTGGACAACCTACTAAAAACCACCTTTTGGAAGATACCAGAGGAGAACGTCAGCAATGACGATGTAGACAAATGGGCATTAAGTTCGTGCTTAATGTGTCACTTCGGTGGCTTCGTGGTGTGCAAATCCCACTCTTCCAACAAATTGGTAAGTAATCGCAGTAATGGCACGTGCGGTGCTCCCATCTAAGGTGCATAGTGAGTGGTTCGATTCCATGCTTACCAACTACTGCTTTTAATTGTTAGTGATTTGTTGACGAGGGGTGCTAGCCTAGAAGATGTGGCTAGTACCCCAGAGATTTTTTTGTTAAAATGTGCCAATAAATTTGGTCAGTTCAGATTTTTTTCGTACCTTTGCAATATCAAATAACAATTAAAAATAGAAAAATATGGTTGAGATTTACAATAGTGAGTTATTGGAAGAAGCAGGTTTGGTTGCCATCTGTGATGATGATAGTGTTACTATTTACACCCTTGCTGAATTAACAAACGGCTTTAAGAAGGGCGATATTATTGTCAAGAAAGACGAACATCTTAGTATTTTTAGCATGGAGCGTTGTATGTGCCGATATTGTGGCTACAATGGCGAAGCGTTGGAGACTGATGCGTTTTATATCAGACGTGAAAATGGAGAAGTTGAAAAGCATAAACGTCCTTATCCTATGACTGGTTTGGGTTATACTAGAGAGTATCGTTTGGCGACAGAAGAAGAAAAAAAATTTTTCAATAAAGAACTTGAAAAAGCAAGTTATGTTGAATGGTAAAAATGATTAATGGCTTAAACAAAACGCATACAAGTATGAGAAAAAAAGTAGTAAAAACTAAGATATATTCAGTTGATTGGTATCACGGAGACCATTGCTATTGCACTACAATGGGATGCACATGGGAAGACGTTAAAGAGTGTAGGCGAAGAGCAAAACTCATGGGAGAAACCATTGAATATGAGCACTACGATACAAGGGAAGATGTGTATGTATTATAAATTAAAAAGATTATGAACGCATTAGAAAGTTTAATTGCAGTATTGTCCACACCAGTGGCAAAAAGGCAAGGTGTTACAATACCAGCAGAAGATTGCAAAATATGGGTTGAAGAACTCCGTAAATACGAAGAAGACATAAGAAAATGTTTACTAGTACAATTAAAACAATCGTTGGCTTTGGTAGAATATGAAAATAATTTGAAGCCATAAAGAAAAAAGTTGGGACAACATTTGGTTATTCCAATTTTTTTTCGTACCTTTGCACCAAGTTAAACCAATTAATAAGAATTTAAATTATGGCACGTATTAGTAAACACGAAAAATTGCGTAGGAAAATCTCATCATTCTGTTCTGCATTGTACGCAACGGAGGAAGCCCCAATCAATTGTGAACGAGAAAATTGTACGATTCTCACCATTGGGCATGATGATGCTATGGGGTTGAGCGAATTAGAACTTCCACAAGTAACAGAAATCTTCCATGATAATGAAGCAATCGTATGGGTCAAAATATTAGGGGAAGATAAAGCAAGAGAACTAGACGATTTAACAACGTCTGATTTAGAAGATATTGTGGAATGGTTTAAAGATGAATTAAACATGGTATGATAGGACTTAATTAAGTACAATAAGAGGCAGATACTTCAACGTAGAGGTATCTGCTTTTTGTTTTAAGCACGTTTCTGATGGAATATAATAAAAGGGCATCACCTCAACCGAGATAACGCCTTATAACGGACTTAATTAAGTACAAAGGGGTGGAATCAATCTTTCCTTTTTATTATACACATACAATTAAAAAGGTGGCTCAGAAAGCCACCTTAATATTTTTCTTCTTAATAATCCTCTCCAATCTCTTCAATGTTCTATCCGCATTGGGTAAACGTTGCTTACCATCGACTATGAAATCAGGCTGTATATCAATTATTCTCATATTATAAGACTTAATTAAGTACAAATATCATTCATATCCTATATACTGCCACTTCCCATTACACTTAATATAACGTTTGTCACGCTTTTCAATCCAATTATATGCTGAACGCAAGCACACATTGAATGTTAGCTTTTTGCTATTCCAATTGCCATCAAAACCAACCATATATGATTTTCTTACAGATTTATCATAGATAAAGATGCAGAAATCACCCATATTGGTTGTATGATTACGGAATCTTATCTCTAAACCATTCTCTTTGGCAACGGCTTTTAACTTGTTAATCTCTGTCGTAATGTCCATAATTTCCTTTACTGAAAAAAAGTGGAGTTCTTAGCGAACTCCAGTTTGATGTATGTTCAATTTCAGACAAATACTTTCTGTGAAATCCTCTGCAATCCACTCCAACGTCCATTTGAGTACTTTGCCTTTGTAGACTTCCATAAGGTCAGCAAGAAGCCACTCATAAATTTCCTTCTGTGTCTTCATTCCCGCTTTCTTACAGAAATCAGCGCACTGGTTGATGTACTTCTGAACCTTCTTGTCTTCCTTGTTAATCATATTGCTATAAATTTAATTGTTTCGTGGTGCAAAGATACGAAATTAAATTGATATAGCCAAATTATTAACTTATTTTTAATACTTTTTTATATTTGGCAATGCCAAATATTAATATATGTTAAATAACTCTGGATTTTTTGGTCAATTCAAAGTTTTTTCGTACCTTTGCAGAGTTAAAACATTAATAATATATATATATGGCTTTAGTAAAATTACAGCTTTCAAAATATCAGACAGACATCTTTGACGAGGTGGAAAATGGCAATGAAAACATTGCCATTAATGCCGTTGCAGGTAGTGGTAAAACCACAACTATCGTCATGGCTTGTAAACGTCTGCATCTGCATGAGCATGATGTGAAGTTTCTTGCTTTCAACAAGTTAATTGCTGACGAGTTGAAAGAGAAATTAAAAGGGTATGCTGACGTTTCAACTCTTCATGCTTTTGGTTTTAGCATATTGAAAAGACTTTACAACTTTCCCCAATATCGTATGTATGTTAAGGTAGATAGTTGGAAGTATCAGAAGTATGTGAGACAGAACGTTTATTCTTTGTCAACGATTATCACCCCCGATACATCGGCTGCAAGGGTGTGGGGTTTCTGCTGCAACGTTCAGAAGTTGTTTGACCTTGCAAGGGTTAATCTCATTCAACATGGAGAAATCAAGAAGTTAGAGAAGTTGTGTGATGAACACAATTTGGTAACTTTATTTGACGAAGTTAAGGTTTGCAATATCTTGTTGGAAGATGCCTACGTTATGCCGAAAGACCTTGTGATTGATTACGTTGACATGATTGTTTTACCTTTGTTCCACAAAGATGCAATACCGACATACAAATACGTTTTCATTGACGAGTGTCAAGACCTTAATACTGCCCAAAGGGAATTAATGCTTTGTGCTGCGAGAGGTGGACGTTTTGTTGCCGTTGGTGACAGAAATCAAGCCATTAATGGTTTTGCAGGGGCTGATTGCAATTCATTCCAAAAGATTGCATCTTTGCCCAATACCATTGAACTGCCTTTGTCAGTAAATTATAGGTGTGGTAAAAACATGATTAAATTAGCGCAAGAACTTGTGCCACAAATACAAGCACATAATGGTGCTATTGACGGAGAAATAAATCATGTAAATAAACTTTCCTATAATTTGTTTAAGAAAAACGATATGGTTCTTTGTCGTACATCTGCGCCCTTGGTTGGTTTGTGTATGAAGTTAATTCAAAGCGGTATTACTGCCGTTGTTAAGGGTAAGGACATAGCGCAAGACCTTAAAGTACTGATAGAGAACGCAAATACAAAGAACATTCAACAAGTTCTTGACTACCTTGAAAGCGAAAAGAATAAACTGATTGCTACCATTAGAAGTGATAGAAAATGCACAGAAGCAGAAGCAAAGCAAGCACAGAAGTATCTCAACCTTGAAGATAGGTGCAAGTGCATTGAAAACATTTGTCTTTATAGCATTAAGGACGTTACAGAACTTAAAACCTATATTGATAGGCTGTTCACAGACGAGAAAGTTGAAAATGCGGTCATGCTTTCAACTGCCCATAAGAGCAAAGGACTTGAAGCAAATAGAGTACTTATTCTACTGCCCAATAAACTGCCATTGAAGTGGCCGCATCAGTTAAATTGGCAACTGAAACAAGAAATGAACTTGAAATATGTTGCTTTAACGAGAGCACGTAAAGAACTGATATTTGTTGACATGGAAGAACAAGACTTGCTGAAAGCAAACATTGAGAAGTGTTAAATAAGTGTTAAAAATCTGGATTGGTTTGGCTAATTCAGATTTTTTTCGTACCTTTGCATCACGAAACAAGTTAAACAATTAAATTCATAACAATTATGGCAACAAAGAAAATTCAGAAAGTTCAGAATCGCCCTCTCTACGAGATTGCACGTGACATCCGCAAGGATTGGGGTTCAAAAGTATATTTTGGCGCAAAGTCTTACCTTGATGCTATGGCATCACTTGATTCCATCAACGATAACTATGGTTTGGATTCTGCCGACAGCATTGTGCGTTATTTCCTTGGCAACGCATCAACTTGGAGAGGTGAGACTGCCAAAGCCATCAAGAAAGAACTGAAAGCAATGGTAGGGCTGAAATAAGCCTACCTTGCTCCTTGGAATTGGTTACATATTACTTTATTTAATTGAACGTGGTTGTGCTGACTGCTTGGGAAAGTGGCCAGCATATTTTTTTTTGTTATAAACTGAAAATAATTTCATTTTTATTTGGCCAATCCAATTTTTTTTCGTACCTTTGCATCATAAAACAAAAAGAGATTAAAATATGGAAAGAGAAATTATCATCAAGTTAGCAACAGAACTCGCTAAGAGAGACAGAGAGGATTTGTGCCGTTTGGTCAGCACTATGAAGTTTACAGACGCTTTCAAAAAACTGAATGGCTACAACCTCAACATCGACCCATGTTTTTGTGGCAACAAGTTCATTGGGAACAACACATTCTTTGACGTGAACTATAAGAACATTGCCACAACCATCTTTATGACATCACATGGCGGCTGCGAGGTGTACGATGCAGTTGATGTATGGATAGATGATATTGATTCTCCAATACTCCAAGGGGTGCAGCCATAAGCACCATTGGACTTAAATAAGTACATCTATACCCCTATCTGAATAAGGTAGGGGCATTTATATTTTAATCTATAATAATACAAAAAAATGACTCACGTTTCACAACGTAAGTCACCATTCAATTTAAAATGAAATCAAAAAATTATTTGTGACAAGGTGGTTGGATTCGAACCAACGTAAGTAAGTTACCCCGTTCAGAAAACGCTTACCAGACACCACGTCCATAGTGGCCGCATGAAACCAGACTCTGCTACACCTTGAAAAATGTGGAATAGTATCATCACCACTGAATAGGTTACTTCCAAACCCTTTGTAGGCATTATTCTCTGTGCTGCCATTCTTTCCTAAATTACCAAATCAACTTACGCATGATTATGTTCTTTATTTAATTGTTAGACTTATTTAAGTACGTCTCCCATCATTGGTTGACGATGCAAATGTACGAAATTATTTTGAATTGACCAAACCAATCAGCAATTATTTTTCTTAAAAAGTGTTTAACATTTGTACTTAATCAAGTACACCATAGGGCAAAGAAAAAGGGGTCGAGAGACCCCTTTTCTTACTCAATGTTGCTCCAAATTTCCTCAATCTGCGGTGTCTGTCCTACCGCGATGATGTTGGAGAACTTGTAGTTGCGAACCATCACAACATCCTCGTCTGCGATGCCGTTCTCTGTCTGTTTTACAGACTTGTTGGGGGCTTTGTAGAGGTGTTCTGTGATAAATTCTAACTCGTCAGCCGTAGCGAAGTGGTCTTCAACGATGTAGAATGTCTCGAACTTGGTGCGGTCATTTGCCTTGAACGTTACGCACATCTGCAAAGAGCCATCCTTTTCGGCTCGCTTGATGATGTTGGGAACTACCCACTCGTAGCCGTTCATGTGGTCAGACTTGAAATCAGCCGCATCACCTTGCTTGGCTAATTGACGATTGATTGCCTTGGCGTAGTCGTAAGCCCTTGCGTTTGTCACCTTGGTTACTTTCACGATGTTGGGCATATCGTTTCCGAACTCTGCTGCCCACTCTGCTGCCGTAGCCTTGGGAGCGCGAAACTTGGGGGTTGAACGAGCAATGAAACCGTAGCCAAACTTGCATGATGCAAAATCCTTACAAGCAGCGATGGTATCAAATACGTTTACTACTGCGATTAACAACTCACTTACGGAAAATGTACTCTTCTTCATTTTACTAAAGATTTAATTGTTATGTGGCAATATTGCCGATTGTTTCAATATCTCAAAAAACGCTTTGTCTGATTGACGATGCAAAGGTACGAAATAAATTTGAAACCACCAAACATTTTCCCATTTTTTTTTCATTTTACCCTAAAATTTTCTACTTTTTTTACAAAATACACTCGAAATTGCACAAATGGTCATATTTTGTGCATCATTTTTGTGATGTTTGCAGCCCACAATAAAACAAAATAGGAATAACGCGCGTATATAGGCAAAGAAATACGAATAAAGCCAAATAAAGCCATTTGCAAGCGTTTTAAGCGCGTTTTAGGGTAGTGGTGGATAACTTTTATATATCCACACTTAAAAACGTTTTAGAGAGCCTTAAAATAAGCCATTTAACATTTGTATACATTTGAGCATCAAAAACTTAATAAACGTTAATGTTTGGATTCGTCGGTTAGGTTTATGCTTTTCTATGTACTAATATAATAAAGAGACAAACAAACATGATGTTTAACCCCAAAAATAAGAAATTAAGGCATGGAAACGTAAACAAAAGTTAAAAAATGGCATTTTTTGTGTTAAAAAATGTATTTCCTTCGTTTTTCTCGCAGAAAATGACTAACTTTGCACTCGCAAACAAGAAACAACAAGTTTAACAATTAAAAAAGTAAAATTATGAAGAAGAGTATCAATTTCAAGGAGAACAATTCAGTACGTAGAAACGAGGGTCTTAACGTCTATCTGTCCGAAATGAACGCTTGTAAGCCTATCTCTGACGTTGAACTTCGTGACCTTATTGCCAAGGCGCAGAACGGCAACGAAAGAGCGCGTAACAAGGCGATAGAGGCTAATTTGCGTATCGTGTGGAGTATTGCCGCATCGTATCAAGGTATGGACGTTTTTGAGGACATTCTGCAAAATGGCAATTATGGCTTGTGCGTGGCGGTTGATACCTTTGATGTTTCACGTGGAACAATGTTCAGCACATGGGCATTAGAACAAGTTCGCAAGTATATCGGTATCGGACTGACTGACGAGAGCAGAGTAGTTCGCATGGGTGCTCACTTTGTCAAGGCGAAAAGTTCTTACAATACAGCAAGCATGGACGCACCACTTGCATCTGACGAGGACGGAGAAAAAACTTTACTTGACACATTCAGCAGTGACTCACGCGCCGACAATCTCACTGACGAGGACGATATGTGTGTTAAGATAAATTACCTTATGCGAGGTCTTGACGAGCGCGAAAAAGCCATTATTTGCGGCTTGTTTGGCATCGGTTGCAACGAGGTGAGCGAGTACACATTGTCAAAAAAATTCAAACTCACGGAAGAGAGAGTTAGACAATTAAAGTGGGAAACGTTAAAAAAGATGAAAGAAATGGCATAGAAAAATCTTTACAAAAGGTGGGGAGAAATCTTCACCTTTTTTACATTTTATTACATGAAAAATCTTTACTCATGTTTCACGTGAAACATTATGGAGAATATGCCCCCCAGTGTACCCCATACTTCAGTAACCTGCCCCCTCCCCACAGGTTTTTGATGTTTTATATGAGCCAACAGTTTTGTCCCTGAATTCCTGAAAAAAATTTTCGTTCTCTCCAAGACCCACCCCTTTCTTTTTCCCGAAAGTAGTACCTTTTAAAAATCCTGCGGGAAAAAAATTCCCTTACAAATATTGAAATTATGTAACCCAGTTTTATATTTATAATAAGAAGATGTTATGGATATGAAAGGAATAATATACAAATGGACTTGTAATGTAAATGGTAAATCTTACATTGGACAAACAATCAACGAAAAACAGCGAGAAAAAGAATTTCTTAGTGAGAATAAACCATATGCTGGAGAGAAAATTAACAATGCTCGTAAAAAATATGGTTTATCTAATGGCATTTGGACAAAAACTGTACTAAAACGCTTATGGTGCAAAGATGGCAAGGAAAATGAACTTAGGGAAAGGTTAAACTATTGGGAAAAATATTATGTTGAATTATATGACAGCATTAATAATGGATATAATATAACTAATGGTGGTGATTGTAATTTTTCTGAAGAAGTAATACTAGAAATGAGGAAAAGGGGAAAGGAATATTGGGATAACTTATCTGACGAAGAAAAAAAAGAACACGCTGAAAAATGTAGATTAAATGGTACTAGATGGTGGAACAATTTATCTAACGAAGAAAAAAATAAAATAATTTCAAAAAGTAAAGAAAGAAGCGATAAATGGTATAAATCTTTAACAGAAGAAGGGCGTATAAAATATCTACATCATGGTCATTCTATTTCTCGTTCCATAAACAGTTCTAACGCTAAAAAAGGAGTTAAAAGGCTTGAAGAAACAAAAGAAAAAATACGAAAAACTTTGCTTGACAAAGAAATTAAGCACAAAATAGAGCGAAGCGAAAAAAACCCAGAAGGATGTTATTTTATCCCTCGTATTAACCGTTGGCGTAGTACCATATATTACAAAGGGGAAAAACGTTTATTGGGCCATTTTGAAACACCTCAAGCTGCTTCAGAAATTCGTGAAATGGCTAAACAGAAAAAAGAGGAAGGTATTTTTGATGAATGGTATGAAAATATATATAACCACAAAATTGAGATTTTTAGGAAATATGGGGAAAAAACGTGTAACTAAACATTGTTACACGTTTTTATATAATCAATTTGTAAATATTTTTAATTTATTTCTTTATTAATTCTGGAAAAAAAAAAATTATGAAATTAATATTAATGGGTGGTCAAATGGTTTATAATATTTTTGGTATATTAATTTTCTCCAGCAGTTTTTGAATTCTTTAATTTCTTCTTGTGTTGGGTCTCTAGCGTATCTAATTATATTTGTATATGACTCGCCATTTTCATCTTCCATATATGGCATAAATGGACCAAATATTGCTGCGTATTTACCGCATATTTTCCATCCTATAAGTTCTGAACTCTCACCATCCATAAGTGCGCTATGTCTAAGCCAACTATCTTCTATTCTTGTTAAGATTCTCATTGATGAACGTTCAATATTGCATTTTTCATCGTTTTCTGATGTAACGATGAATTTTCCTATTCGTTGTTTGAGTTCTTCTATTGTTTTAATGAGCATATATTTCTTTTATTGTTTTGATATATTTCATTTTATTTTTGTTATTCTAAACTTGCTCCAATATTGATGTAATTGTTTAATTTCGTCATTTGTTGCTAGCCTAAAAGATTGTTGTGCATTGCAATAGAACCTATTTTTTCCTTCTTGATTTTTTATTGTTGGCGTATGATATGCACGAAAACTTGGATAAGTTCTGCACAAATAGAAGCCATAAATTTTGGTTCTAAACAGTTCACCATCTAGTGAGTGTACTATTTTCTTAGGCACAACAATCCATAGTTCTTCACTATGTTGCGGATTGTTTCGTATGTATGAGCATATTATATATTTATTTATGCTTTGTTCAAGGTCTTCGACCGTATAATACCATTTATCATACTGTAATTTTCCCATATTATCTATCTATAAAGATGTATCCTCCGTGCCTTATGTAGAGATATTTTGGGTATCTTCCTAGCACGAACAATGTTACTGGGCAAATCCACATCCTCACTTCATGCCCATCATTTGCGTCAATGTGTGTATAGTTTCTTCCCCAGATGAGTTTATCTTTCCATGATGTCCATTCTTTTGGAAGTGGTTCTGCTATGAATTCATCGCATAGGTTTGTGCAATGGCTTCTTGGTTTTTCTGATGCTGTGATATTTATTGTAAGTTCATTTTTTCCTCTTGCATAGTATTCGCAGAGTGTATCTGCTCCAGCGACCATTTCAAGGTTAGCGTGGTCAAATCCCCAATGTTTGAAATCGTAGTACCATCTTTTTATTGGCGGGTCATTTTTTGCCACGAAATGTAGTGTATAATTTTTTTTCCTAAATAGTACATTTTTAATTAGGATGATGATTGTATATATTTTTTTCAATAATTGTTTCATAGATTATGGGAATTTATAGAATATTCTTTCACTAGGATAAAATGTTTTTGTTACTATCATTCTTTTTCCGATTTTTGTTTGAAATTCATCCACTTGGTTACAAGAAAAGAGTTCAGAAACGTCTTCATTTTGTGTGATATTGAGTGTAATGTTATACTTTTTAATTTGTTTTGTTGTTTTTATAATTACTTGGTCTGGACTATGTTCAGCTTTTACCAATATTCCATCATATAGTATTTTATTTTGTGGGTATTTGTATATGGCTGAATTTATTGATGTGTCAAAAAATTTCAGTGATTTATTGATTGTGGCGTTAGGTGAATATCTTTTGACGAAAATATTTGTATCAGTTTGTTTTATTATAACGCTATCTTTATGAATTAATGCCATTTGTATGACAAATGCCGAGAGAAAGATAATTGCTGCTACGATTAGAGTTACTAGTAATGTTTTTAAGTATTCCATATTATATAATGTTGCTTTTTTCTAGTTTCTTATCCAATGTTCATTTGTGACACTTGGAAAATATGCCAGATGATATGTTCTTGGATGTTTCATAATCTATTTATGTGTTAATTCTTCTGTTATTAATTCAGTGTCTCTCATTTTCTCATACCATTTCATATCCAATGCTGACCAAAAATCATGTCCTTCTTTAGTAGAAGACCAGTGGAATGAGTAATCAATCAGATGGCGTATTTTAGAGTTGCTTCTAAAACATTCTTTGATAGAATCAATTGTAAGTACGTTGATATAATTTCCCCAATTTTTAAATCTGCTTTTTTTTTGTTGTTTTATTGCTTTTATGTATTCTTCATACGCATTTTCTTTTTTCAAGAAAAGTAATAATTCTCTGATAATTTCTCTATATGTAAGTTTCCGTGTCATTTGTTATTTTGTTCTAATTTTTTTTTATATTCATACAGATTAATGATACCATCAATGAGATTGGAGTCTGAGTTCTCCAATGTTGTATCATTGATGATAGATTCCCTAGCTTCTTTCAGAGTCCATGTATTTTTGCCTAGTTGTGGGGCCATTAGAAAAACATAATCTTCTCCATGTGTTTCTATTTCTTTGTTGATTGCATCCAATGCAATTTTTTTAGCTTCTTCTCTATCCATTTTTAATAAGTTTTTTTACTTCCGTTAATAGCCTTTCCAAGGGCCATATTTTATCATCAGTATTATCTATATCATTTATTATTTCAGATAATATTTCACGTTCTTTTTTGTTCATTTTAGAATACTATTTTATCATTAGCAAATATATGAAAAAAAATCGAGATAGCCAAATGTTTTAGGTTAATTTAACTATTTATTATCATGGTTAATAAAAAAATATATGTTAATTCCAAGCAATACGGTATGTTAAAGGAATCTGAATGGAATTTTCATTTTGGGAAGGAGCATAATGGCAAGCCTTACTATAGTGACAGTAAATATCAGATGGTTGGTCGTGAAACTGGTCATTTTGGTAGTGGCACATATTTCTCAACTTATAGGGATATGAAAGACATCGACAACTATGGTGAGTTTAGCAGAAATCAGAATCCTAATTTCATTGAGATAAAAGACCATTTATATCGTGTTGATTTTGACCTTTATAAGAATTTGTATAGGGTTAGGAGTAAGAAGCAAGGTGACGTGTTATATACGATGATGTCAGATTTGAACCATATGTATTATAAAATCACCAATATGGGTACATTTAATCCAAAAACTGCTAGTTATGACAACAGTGTTCTTTATCAAAGGATTAAATCTAACGCTGATGGATTGGGGTTAAAATGCCCTTCTTATTATGAGTTAACTAGGATGGCTCAAAGGCATGAGGGAAGCCAGAGTTTTTCAACTTTGTTTATGGAGTATAACGGTTATAATGGTGTTAACGTTAGTGGTATTGATGGCTATGACAATACAAAGCACGGCTCTGTTGTCTATGACTTGTCAAAAGTTAACGGTGATATGGAAGAGGTGAGTCCTAAGAATCTTTTTAGTGGATTTAAGAATTCATCATACAATGATACAGTTGTACAAGGTTTTTCTAATGATGCAAACATTGAGGCATTGAAAGGTGAATATATTGGATGGATTTATGAATTGAACAATATGCCATTAACCAAGGCAATGAGGGTTTTGAAAAACTATACTGATAGTGGTAATTTATTGGATTATTTTAATATTGAGAAACTAAATCCAGAGTTAATAAAAAGATATTTAAGACTCATCTTCGCAAAAAATCCAAAAAGTTATTGGGGTGATTCGCTTATTGATGATAACATAGTAAATGGCAGAAGTTCTAGATATTTTGCCCAGTTAATTGATAACTATAATGCATATTACTGGGTTAATTACATTAGTAAATCTAACCGTAATAGTATGTTAATAGTTTTATTGGAGAATTTTTCTAGGGAGTTGGATTGGGATTTAACGACTGAAGAGGAAAACGTAAAGAAAGAGGAATATCTTAACAAACTTATGAGTTATATGCAGCGTGATTTAACTCCTTGGGAAAAAGAGTTTATTGATGAAGATTACTATTATGATGGTGATTAAATGGATAAAAGGGTTTTACATTTTTCCATAAGGTACGAATACAGTTTTGGTGTTCGTACCTTATTTAGTTGTGATATTTTTGAATTAAAAATTCCTCCTATTGGAAATATAATTTTTTCATATTTTTTACAATT